TTATAAATCTGCTTGGCATTCATATTTGGGTCTCCAGTGAATTTGGATGATACGGAGGAAACCTACAGAAGAACCATAGCCTATGCCATGCAGATTTATAAGATCAAAGGTACATTACCATCTTATGAAATGCTTTTGAATTTTATTGGGGTAGAGGTTTCAATTATTGAGGATATACCCGAGGGTAAGGTTTTATATGATTCCGGTTATATCTACGATAGGGATACCATCCCCGTGTTATATGATACTGGATGTGCTCCATGTTCTGGATATTCTTTAGCTATTAATAATGCAAATACTCCCTTGAATGCTGTACTTGATCCAGCTATCATGGCCATAATTCAAAGGATCATTTGCTTTCTCCAACCCATTAATGCTAAATTTGATGGGTTTATCAAAAGAATAAATATAACCGACACCCTTGCAATAACTATTACCGAGGATACAAGCTTGGATTCTTTGGAATTCATACCAGGTTCTTTCGACGATTCTTTCGACACACCCAACTCATTCAAATAATATGGCAACTCAAAATAAGAAAACCCTTGCTGCTGCAGTTATAGCCAGTATCTATGATAATACTACCCATGATATTACGGGGATTGCAGTACAGCATGGGATCACCAGCTTATTGGGTTCTATGAGTGTAAACATAACAGTGGCCCAACTTCAGGCAGAGGATGATTCAGTGGAACATTCATTAGCGAATATTATTGATGCTGGAAAGAGAGGCATCTTTTATTATGATGCTGCCGATAATGCTTCCTTGGATGACGGGGGAGGGGGATGCATAGTAACATCTACCGGGAAAAGATTTAAAAGAATCATTGATAAATCGATTGATGCCCGGTGGTATGGGCAACCTACTTTTTACTTCAATACCATTGCAGATGCTACCACAGCTATAAAGGCATTTACAAGATTTGAGGGACTGGAGGTAACTATTCTATTAAATGGAACTCCAACTACCTATTGGTTTTCCGGGGGAACTGCTGACGGGAATCTAATTACTAAATCAGTAGAGGTACAGGTCTACGACTTTTATCCTGGATCGGGGGCTCCAGCTCCCAATGATGGAGATGATACCCTAACTTACCCAGGACTACAGGGAGCCCAGAAGATTCTGGGTTTTTGGGTTACAGGAAAGAAAATCCCAGTGGTAAAGAATCCGGCAGTGCTTACTACCGATAATCTCTGGGCTCAATGGGATCAATTAAATTACCAAATCAAATTATTTAACGGAACCTTCGTTCAAGACCCAGACAGCGACTATTCCTTGATGTTTAAATAAACAGTATGAAAAAGGCACTATTAGCTATTTTTACCCTATTCTCATTTATTGCTTCGTATGGTCAGCTTAATAAAGTTACCCTTACGGATAAAAGGACCGAGGGCATTATAAAGAATACTCTGAGGATTGATTCCGCATTGATCCCACCAAGAGTTGATACTAATGTAACCCGAGACTTTGGTACATTAGTAATTAATCTTTCTGATAGCCAACTTTATAGGTCAACTGGATTACCGGATGGTCAGCAGAGATGGGTGTTAGTAGGTGGTGCTGAGGGGGGTTCTCCGGGCGCAACATGGGGTGTAAATATCACCGGTACTATAACCAATCAATTGGATTTGATGACCCTTGTGAATTCTAAGCAGCCATTATTGCCTGCTGGTTTATCTAACCAATATTGGGATGCTACTGGAACTCTTCAACCTTTTCCATCGATACCCGCCCAAATAAACCTAACTAGCCCCAATGGGACCATTATTTTTAATGGAACCTATCCCAATATAACTGCCATCAGTGGAATCACTAATAATAATCAATTAACTAATGGATCAGGATTCATTACCGGAAACCAAGCAATAACTTTGTCAGGGGATGCTACTGGTTCTGGTACTACTGCTATATCCGTAGTTTTAGCAAACACAGTAACTGCTGGATCATGTACCCTTTGCTCATTAACCTACGACTCTAAAGGAAGAATAACAATAGCCTCATCGGGTGCTGGTTCATCTCCCGTAACCTCTGTATTTGGCCGTACTGGGGCAGTGGTAGCAGTAAGTGGGGATTATACTGCTGCCCAAATAACCAATGCAGTAAGCACCCTTGGAACATACAATGACCCCGTATGGTTGAATCAATTAGCATGGGCAAAAATCCTATCCCATCCTACAACTATTGCAGGGTATGGGATAACTGATAATCTGGTTAATACCTTCAATACAAGGACCGGGGCAGTAACATTAACATCCGGGGATGTGACTGGAGCATTAACATATACTCCAGTAACTAATGCAAGAACTCTAACCATTAATGGAACTACCTTTGATCTTACCGCAAATAGAACCTGGACAATATCCACTGTGGGTGATACCACAGCTTTGATGAGGAAAGCAAATAATCTGGCAGATGTAGTTTCTATTTCTGCATCGAGGTTAAATTTAGGACTGGGTACTGCAGCTACAAAGGATTCTACTTACTTTCTTCAAAAGGCCTTGAATTTGAGTGATCTGGGTTCTGCTTCATCTGCCAGAACTAATTTGGGGTTGGGTACTGCAGCTACACAGAATTCCACCGTATTTGCCCAGGTAGCAAATAATCTTTCCGACCTACTCTCCACCTCTACTGCCCGGAATAACCTCGGATTCGGGGGAAAGACTGCCGGCAATATTGCTTATTGGGGATCATCTAATGGACTACACTATACCCCATTAATATACGATTCTGCCCATAGTCAAATATCCATGGCCGGTTTGGGAATTTGGTTTCCTATAGGGGGAACATTTGATATTCAATCAAATGTAAATGGTTCAAAATTATCTGGCATAAGTTACTCAGGTACTGCAAGTGGCTCTCAATCATTTGTTCCATTCCAGGCATCTGTTTTAGCATCTCAGGGATTGCTTAATTACCAATCAAATTCTTCTGCTGCGCAATCTGGGTATATTTTTGAAAGCTATAACAACGATGCCTTTGTAAAATTCAGGTCACTTGCTTCTAACTTGGGAGCGGGGTATGCTATCGGGGAAAGATTCGTTTCTGGCCAAAATAGATTAGCAATTGGGTGGGCTCAGGGAACTGGATATGGTTCCGGTTTAGTAAATCTTCTTCAAGGGGATTCTCTAGGTAATATCTATCTTCCCACTGCACCCCAAACCGGAACTACTTCGGATTTAGTAATGATGTTATCGGGTGGCCAAATTAAAACTTTACCCGTTGCTTCATTACCCGGAGGGTCAGGGGGGTCAGGAACATTAACCAGGATAGGTTTATTGGATTCTTTGACCCGGGTATCTAATGGACTTCAGGTATTAGGAAATTCTATTTATGCCCAAACTGCCAATGGATCATTTCCGGGTTTACTAAGTTCAGCCTATTGGAAAGTTATAGATTCCATTTCTAATAGAACCCTTCAGGCTAAGATTTCTGTACAATGGTCTGGTGCTGGATTAAGAACCTATTATACCTCAGATGCAGGAGATATATTTTATGGCAAAAATGTCCATACAGCTAATGGATTATCAGTAATTACGCAAAACGATAGCTCTTTGCTTTATTCCCCCGATCTGAACTATTTGGTAGATAAAACAACTGCTCAGACTTTAACTAATAAAACCCTAACTTCCCCCATATTAACATCTCCCAGACTAAACACTACTTCTACTACTAATTATGTATGGACTGCCACTGATGCCTTGGGAAATGGATCATGGCAGGCATCTACTGGATCAGTAACTATTACACAAACTCCCACGAAAGCAACGATTTCTGGGCAGGACCTAGTGGGAGCAGATGGGACGAATGCAGGATTATTACTTCCAGCGGATTATATCAAACTACATAAACCCTTTTATACTGATAATCCTACCTACACAAATGCAGATGACACAGTCTTCTATTCTAATGGAGACACCCTATTTGCTAAGCTCCTTAATTTCGGAAATGGATTCATCCGCCAGAATACCCAGACACGGAATGGATATTTATTGGACTCTTCATATACAAGGTCTTATCTTTCCCGGAATACTTCCGGGGATATAACCATGAATACTTCCGGGGTATTTGTAATTGGAGCAGCTAAGGTAACTAATTCAATGCTTGCAGGCTCCATTGCTTATTCAAAATTGTCCCTGACTGGGTCAATAGTGAACGGAGACCTTGCCGGGGGGATAGATCTTCCATCTAAGGTATCGGGGATTTTACCGGGAGCTAATGGGGGAACTTCGAATGGATTCTTTGCAATCACGGGACCTGCATCCTCTTTGAAAACCTTTACATTCCCTAATGCTTCAGCAACAGTACTCACCACTAATGCCTTAGTAACAGTACCCCAGGGGGGAACTGGAGTGGGTACAATTACGGGAATAGTAAAGGGAAATGGTACGTCTGCATTTTCAGCAGCAGTTGCAGGTACAGATTACACTTCAGGAACTGCTGCTCTTGCCACGGGAATATTAAAAAATACCACTGGGACAGGAGCCCATACAATTGCAGTAGCAGCAGACTTTCCTACCCTGAACCAGAACACTTCAGGAACTGCTGCCAATTTGTCCGGTACCCCAGCATTGCCCAATGGAACTACAGCAACTACCCAGACTGCCGGGGATAATACCAATAAATTAGCTACTGATAATTTTGTGAGTACCGCTATAACTAATGCCCTGGGATCATACACCCCAGCAAATATTGCCAATACCGATTTAGTCCAGACTGCCAATAGGAATTACTCGGGAAATAACAAATCAATAAGTCTTGGCACACCGGCATCCCCGTTTAGTGGGGTAAGTTTATATTCTACATCTGGGTTTGCATTTCAGGGTAGACTAAGTTATTCCAATAATGCATCCGCAACTGATGCTAATTTTACTATTGGTTTGGATGCCACAGAGTATACCCTTCCGGCAATTACGGCAAATAGAACAATAACTATCGCTTCTGGTTCTGGGGTGGATGAGATATACATTTGGAATAAAAATTCATCCGCATTCAATTGGACATTTTCTACCACGGTAAAGGATGCTGCTGGAAATACCATAACTAAGGTGGAGAATCAGACTATGTATGATCTAGTATATGACGTACCAAGTTCAGCCTGGATAGTTAAAAGTGCCATAGGTGCAGGTAATACTACTGCAGGCTCATCCGGATTATACACACCCACTTATGCTGCTGTTCTAAATATGAATTTTGGTAGTGCATCCATATCTCATTGGACAAGGCAGGGAAATGAGGTTACTGTGTATGGTACGGGTAATATCCAGACGGGGATTGCAGGTAGTCCATCAACCTTTTCATTAACGTTGCCGGTACCTTCTAATATTACTGCCTCCAGTGATTTGGCGGGTACGTTTCAGCAAGTGAATAATTCTGGGAGTGGAGTTTTTGGAACAGTAACAGGAGACGTAACAAACGATGTTGCCTCTTTCCAGTGCATGTCTTTAAGTCCCACAGTAGGGAATGTATTCACCTTTTCATTTCGATATACAGTAAAATAATCAATATGAAATTAAAGTTAGTAGTATTAGGGTTATTATTATCTACCCTATCTTTTGCCCAATCAGATTCAAATCGGGTATTTAATTTTAAGCTTACCCAGATGCCAGTGATTCAACCTAATGGGGGATTCACTCAATTTACAAATACATCTGGGACTCCAGCAACTGCCCAACCAGTGGGATTTAATACAGCCGGAATAACTTCCAGTGTAGTATTCACATCTTCGGGATCAGAGATGGAATTATCTAAGGATGGGTCTACTGGGTGGGGGTCATCAATTACTTACACTACTTCTGGGGGCTATGCTGGAACTCCAGCATTCTTTGTTAGAACAAGTGGGTCTGCAGCTCCCAATACCTATAATGGAAACATCATAGGGACTGGAACCTCAGCAGCAGGTAATACTATTACTTGCCAGATTCCCTATACTGCTTTAGTAAATTCAGGCCCATTAATTACTAGGTCACCAACAACATTATCTGGATTTACGTCAGTGGCTGGATCATTAGGGGGTTCCCAATCATCTACCATAGTGGGTACTAATTTGACAGGTAATCTAACCGCTGGGCCATTAGCGGGTTATAAGGTATCAAAAGATAATATCTCTTTTGCTACTACTCAAACTTTAACTGCTTCTTCTGGATCAGTGAATCAGTTGATATACCTTGCTTTATCTGATGCTAATACTGCTGGAACATATAATGGTAATTTTCCTATATCCGGTGGGGGAGCCTCAACAGTAAATATAGCAGTAACAGGAACCACTACTTCGGGAGCAACTACCCCAGACTCAGCCAGGTTTAGATTTGGTTTAACTACTGGAACTGGATTTAGTATGGCAGGATGGCAGGATGTAATAGGTGATCCTAGTACTGGAGTTAGGTCAGGTACAATATCGGGAACAACTATTACTTACACGACAGTATCTACAAATACTGCCAATTGGACTACATTCGGTGGGGGTAGTGCTGGAGCAAGCAATGGGGTAACAAATGCTACCATTCCATATTCTGGAAGTACAAACGCCATGAAAGAGGGATTTGTAAATGCTGGAGTATCTCAAACAACTAATGCCCAATTCATAAGCGGGGGTTGGAAGACGGATGGCACTACCTATGATATAGAATTATCGGGTAGTACCCAATACGCCATAAGCGGGGTGGGATCATATAATGTAAGGGGTTTAGGTGGAGTACTGTCATTCTCATCAGTGGATAACCAAATTACAGCAACGAATAATACCGCTGATAAAGTAACATGGACCAGCGTTCAACCGGATGCCTCCGGAAATTTCACCTTCTACTTTGGAATTATAACGGGGCAGCAAGCTGCATTGCTTAATTACATAATAATCAGGAAACACTAAAATTTAAAAGCATGAAAAATCTATTAGTATTAATTGGGGTATTACTTACACTTAATTGCTTTAGCCAGGATCATACTATTAATCCAGGTAATTGGAAATTCAAATCCAATCTTCTATACCACCAAACCGATGAGGGACTGGACGGGGAAGGATTAATAAAGGAAACAGGAGTAAGGTATGAAATTACCTGTGACACTGCTAAAACAACTATTTATTTTGCCCATTATGACCCGGAGGATAAAAAGTGGGATACAGTAAGGGTAAGGTATGGAAGAATAGAAACCAACATGGAAAAGCAAGACGGTATGGAAAAGGGGGTATATTACTATAGAACCTGGGGTGGTACGGTAGAGTATCATCCAATGGAAATGGTATTAAGAGTTTATCCGGGAAGGTACCGTTATGAATACAACAACAAACACTGATTATGAAGAAGCTTTTATTTTTGACGTTGCTAATCCCATTACTGGGGATAGCCCAAACTCCCAGTGAGACCCACAATTTTAGGAGATTTGATACTACCCTAAGTCTACCAAATATATCCAATCCCTTTGGAGCCCCATATCAATGGATATTAGAAATAGAGATACCCGTTGACTATTTCACAGTTAATAGCCCGGATACAGCATCCAGGATCATGATGATAACGATGCCTGGACAGGGTCAGCAGGGGTCAAATAATTATGCCAATCTTTCTGTCTATGGGTTCGGATTTTGGAGAAGGAATGGTTGGGATGGGGGTATAACAATTAGTAACGGGAAACATTACCCTATTCTGGTTACTATAGCTTTTGTAAATAACAATCTTCCGCAGGCTGATCAATATAATCGAGTATTGGATTCCCTGATAAAATGGTACCATCCTAGAACGGGTAAGGTAGCAGTAACGGGGTTCTCCCAGGGGTCATTTACGAATGGGGCCCTTATTAAATTTGAACAGACTGCAGGGGCTGAAACCGGAATGAAGAAGGTTTCCTGTGCAGCATTATTCGAAGGTGAACCCGATGCTCTACCCTCTCCCTATAATACTTGGGACCGTCAGCAAGTTGCCTATAAAGTTTGGGCAGCAAAATATGGGGGGCATTATTTTTATTTGGAAGGTTCTGGATCAGATAATTTCCGGGATGGGTGGAAATGGTCAGGGCCAATGAATGATACTGTACCGGGATGTGCATACTTCTCATATGAAACTTTGGGGGGTGGAGCTCACTGTTGCTGGAACAGTATGTGGGACCCATCTGCCACTAATTGGAACTCAGTAACACCCCCGGCTTTAGGCCCAAATAACGGACCGTCTCAAGCAGGTACTAATACTATGGGCAATTATAAGATAGGAGATAATGTCTATACTTGGATGTTCCGGAACAGTGGGGATACCACTTTGGTGGGATCAACAGGTCCCAGTGGGGTATTATCAGTACAAGGTTTACCCGATTCATCCTTTACTCTTCCCGTTTCATCCTTCAATGCTAGAAGCATTCCTAACCCCATTTCAGGCACATCTATTACTGCCTATGCATGGAGTCAAATTTCAGGACCCATATCCACTACTATAAATTCCCCGACTGCCCAGAATACTTTCATATCCGGGTTAACCTCAGCAGGAACTTATAAGTACAGAATCCAGGTAACTGATAACATTTCTAATACTGCTGCAGACACTATCACCATGACAGTATTATCCAATATGTGCCGGAACTTCTATTGGGATACCACTCAGACCAACGTAGTATTAACCGGAGCATCATTCTCTGCCAGCCCAGCGATACATCGTTGTGATACAATCAATGTTTTATATAGAGCGACAAACGGGGGTTATAGAAGTGTAGATATCCATGACCTCGGATTGCAAAATGATCCAATACCGGGTGAGATATTTATCAGGGGTGTAGGATGGGGTGGACATCAAGGAGCAGCAATAGCCCCCAGTACAGTTAACGTATTCGGGAATCTATGGGACAATAATAATTGGGTCCATGTGGATAGTTTTTCAATGATAAGTCATCCAGACCCTTTTATATTTAGGCACACTACTAATGGGTATTCACATCATATTAAATTTACCCACATTAATTTAAAATCCAATGGAGGGTTTTTTCCATCAAGTACCATAACACATAGTCTTCCCAATTGGGGGGGACCATTCGGTTACAATGGTGGAGTGGACACTGTGAATTGCATGTACGATTGGAGCATTGATCATCTTAGAACGGATTCCATTTATGGGTCAGGGAGTGGATTAACTGCTATGTGGTTTGGAGGCCCAAATAAAAATAGCGTATGGTTAAAGGTATCTGTAACCAACAGTTCATTTGACCATTATTCCAGCAGTAGTAATCCTTCCAGTTATATATTTTTCCAAAACGTCTTCCCTATAATTATTGCTAATGATAGCTTTAGTAACCTGGGTAATAATACCGGGACTTATGTGGGGCATGCTGCCATGATATTTGGTAGAGGTTCTATGTATGATGTTCACAATATTCATTATGGCCCTCACTGCTTTGCCAATGGTGGTAGAGATTTTGGAGCTTGGGATATTCCGGGGATGGAGAGTTTCTTTACTAACATAGACCCCACATATGATGGAATATCAAGGGCCTATAATATACTGATGGAACACCAGATAAAATATGGAGTTTGGGAAACCAGAAACACATCCACTGATACCTCGGCAAACCCATTTATGAGGTCAAGGAATTTCCGGTATATATCCCACATTACTGCTTATTCAATGGCAGTGGGGGTTGGCTATCAGCCTTATAATTCTGCCTGCTTAGATGCATATACGGGGCCAGGTGATACCGTTTATCTACATAATTCAGTATATGCGGTGGTGAATGATACAACTTGGGGATTATCATTTACTCAGCCATTAACCATCGCATCGGGTACTCCAGGATTCGTTGATACAGCCGGGAATTATAAAGCTCAAACATTTGCATTATCTGGTTTAGCTGATACGGTTAGATACTTGCCAGTAAGGGGGGGTCCTCTTTATAGGACAGGAAGAGCAGCAAAACCATTTCCTACATTCGATATTGAAAATAAACCCAGAGTATCTAGTTCGGGTTCCCCAGTGGATAAGGGGGCCAATGGATTAAATACCTGTGATTGTCTTATATTTACATTACCAACTAAAATAACTCCTTAACATGAAACACTTATTAGCATTCGTACTGATCTTATCGACCTGTTTTTGCAAGGCTCAAAATTCTATTTTTTGCACTCAGGTAAATTGCCCCATCACTATCTCCCAACCACAGGATAGCGTTCAGCTTTTAAGCCAAACTACCTTAATTGCCACAGGAGATGCAATAGCATCTACTTCTTGGAAATTAGTATCGGCTCCATCAACCACTACCGTTACCATCGTAAATCCCACATCCCCCACTCCCATCGTTAGGGGATTAAGTGCTCCTGGTAATTACGTATTTGCCATTACAGTCACCACTAAAAAGGGCCAGGTATCTTATATTGATACCGATAGTGTAAGAGTTAATCCGGCTCCCATAAGAAACACCATCATAGGTGGAACAATCAAATTGGTAAATGGCCAATTGATATTTTTCCCGGCTTATTCTGACGGAAAACCATAGACTATTACTGATAAATTTTTAACATGAAAAAGATTTTATTAGTAATGGTATTGGGGTTTATATCAACCTTGGCTTTCTCTCAATCAAAATCCAAGGCTAAGATTGATCGGTCCCATATCAAGGTGGACACTATCAGGATAGACAATGTAAAACTAAATCCGGATGCCAAGATACAGATAGACACCACTAATGGATTTGCCAGGGTGACAGTACCACCAAATACAGTTACGTTTGTGATGACACCCGAACAAGTCCAACTCCTGGAATATGTTATTTCGGAATCCGGTGCGGGGTTTAAATCTACCAATCAATGCATTGCTATAATGAAGAGCCAGCAGTATGTGAATCCCCCATTCCCGGTTCCTAAATCTGACACTTCTAGTAAGAAATAAAATGATGGGGGATAATTCCCCCTTTTTATCATGAAAGACATACTAGCAATTCGATTTAAAGGATCAGTATACCTCCATAAGAAAGGAAGGAATACTGATCTTTTTTTAGGCAAATTTCATAATGACATTCAACCAAATGCCAAGGAGATTACTGCAAAGAACCTCATAGGCCATCCAAGTGCAGTAATAGACACTATTGCGTTATACAATGGAATAAACCTATTAGCCTCCATACCCATAACCACAAAGTCTATAGTGGGAGCCCAGGAAATGGCATTTGAAACAACCTTCTCTCCTACTGATTTTAATGGAGACTTCACGGAGGGGAGGTTGATAGCTTCGGGCATAGGAGCATTTTCTATTGTATCCAACCTGGTGGGAAATAAATCTGATTCAGAATCCCTTGTAGTAACCTGGAATATAATCATATCATAATATGGCACAGAGACGTTTAAGAGACTATAAGGACCCATTGGGTTCTTATGAGCATAATCTTATTAACCTGGGAGTACATTCCCCGGGAAGATTTTGTGGCTTCGATACCCTAAAGGTAGATGGCCAACTTCAATTTAGCCTTCAGCATTCAGGGGCTGGAATAAATACCTTTGATAATGTTGGAGACCCATATGGTCCTTTGGGTATTGCCATGAGTACCCAGGGGTTGATGGTTGTGGAAGATACTCCAATTACTGGGCTGATCATGGAGACTAATGCCGGAAACCTAAATGACCGTATTGATTATGTGGTAATGTCACATCAATACCTAGAGATTGATAATCCCGGGGCAACTGCTACCTATTCAGTAATTAAGGGACCATTAAATCAAACTATCGAACCCGTTCTTGCTAACTTCCAGGTATTGATAGGCAAGTTATATATCCCGGCTGGATCAGCTTCCATAGGGGATTGTACATATGTGAAGGCAAAATGCCCGGACTCTGGGGATTCCCCGGATGCTAAACTCCTGGAGCCCAATGACTTCCAGGCGATCAACCAGGATAGGGAATCTCCCACAGTATTTGGAGCTCCAGCTGGAGGGGCAGCTAATGATTTAACCTGGTGGGATGTTGATACTCTGGGCAACTCATTTGTGATTGCTCCCGGAGCAACCATGAATATGGATGCATTAAGAGTTAAAGGAGGAAGCAATAAACCCGGGACAGTCATTACTTTAATTCTAAATCCATTCATCCGATTACGGGACAGTGCTCCATTAACTGTTCCTCTCAGAGCACAGGGATATGCTTCATTAAGATTCAGCTCCAGGTATTACACAGACGGAACTGATAGTTTAAGAGGCATACCATTGGGAGTTATGAAAGCTCCGTCCAATGGGAACAGTTTATGGTTTGTGAAATTGATTAGAAGGTCTGATGCATGGTATGTTACATCTGTGGATGGCATAAATTTTAATGTCGGGGGCTTTTCCAAATATATGACCATAAGGGTAACTATCCCGACAGTAGAGATAGTGAATCATTTTGATGCCCAGGGATTGGGGATTGCAGACTACATTGGATGGGGTATAGAGAATGGTAATACCTACCAGACTCCATTTGGGGCAGTAACGGTGCAAGATAAAAGAGGCTTATTGGAGGTAGGAGCAACTAATGTTCCCGCTGCTGGTGCCCCGGTATACGATATAACGAGGAACCCATTAGCTGCCACGGGGTGGAACTTTAATAACCTTTCAATAGGGGGTTTATCCGGAATTATCCAAACTATAAATCAATTAGCGAAACACCATCACAAGATGAATGGTAATGGCAACTCAGGAACAGGGGGCCAGGGTGGAATACTGGTTGGATCATATACGAATCATGAGGCCATAAATGAGCAGAATACTGCCGGGGATGGAACCTATTTTACCATGGAGGATGCGGGTAATAGCGAAGCAATGAATACACTATCCCCTTATATTGCCACATTCTCCATTGTCCGCCTTTATTAGGATTTGTTGAAATGACTTCTTGCCATGCGTTGAGCATCCTCAATTTCCTGGTTAAGCAATTTAATATAGCGGAGATTTCTATCATTCAATTCCAGCCCATAATATTCAAGTATTAAGTCGGCTGGAATTTTGTGTAAGGAGTTCTTCTTATCTTTTATTCGGCTGATTATATAGGGGGGTGGATTCAATTTAAGGTCCAATAATTCGTAGGCATTATCGGAAAGATTTTTTTTCATAAAGGTCATCAGGATTTCATAGTAATATGTTTTTGCTTCCCTGGGATCATCTATTAATTCATCTGTATGTTCATTACCCGTAAACTCTACAACCTGCTGGGAATATTTATTTGTGTATGCTTTCCGCAATATACGACATTTAAAAAACTGCATTGCTTTTATCATATACCCCAGCAGCTCATCCGGGGTATGCTTATGAACATATTTGTTATAAGCGAATATAAACTTCACATCAAACCAGGATAACACCTCATCATTATCCACACCAAATCTTCGGTGGTCAATTCCCGATGCTAATTTAATTCTTAGTCCTTTTGTCTTGTTGTAAATTTCTTGAAACAGGGCTGGGTTGTAATTCTCAACCATTGGTTTGAGGCGGGACTCTTCCATAACTTTTAGTAGGTTTTGTATTTTAGCTGTAAATAACTGAATTGATAAAAGATTGATAAAATTATACTATTTTTTGAAATAGAAAAATAATTTTTCAAACTTGTTTGTTGGCTACTTTTAATTAATTGAATCTGAAGAAACTATAGGTAACAATGGGCAAACACAAATTTGAATTCGGAACCGACTTTCAGGAGCTTATTCTCAAATATACAGTAACCGATAGAAAAGGATACAAAGCATTAGAGCTATATGATGATTCTTATTTTGCCTTGATCCATGATAGTGTTATAGCATTTGCCCTCAAGAAATATTATAAGAAAAGAAAACGGATACCAGAACAGGCAATGTTGCGTGAGCAGGTTAGAACACTATATACTTCTGGTCAACGTGAATTATTTTCTGCTTTGCAGGATAAGGATAGAAAGGTTATTGATAAAAAGATAAATTCCATATATAATGGAGAGGTGGCTGATCCGGATGCAGTGATGCATAAGATCATAAATTTTGCTAAGTATGCGAGGTTTAAAGATGAATTAGAAAAGATCGATATTAATAAATTCGATTCCTATGAGCAGGCCATTACTAAACTAAGAGCTGCTAATAATGTCGGAAATACCTTGGAAGAAGACTTTGGTACTGATTTGGTTGCTGGAATAGGGGATAGAGTTCATAAGAGAGACCAGGCAAATGACATACATCCAACACCCATAAAGCAATTTAATGCTCTATTAAACTCCGGGGGATTGGAGGTAGGTTCATTAGTATTGATTGCATCCCAGGCAAAGAGAGGAAAAACTGCTATGGGTATAAATATAGCAAAGGGTTTAATGAAACTGGGTAGGAAGGTTTTATACATAGATTATGAGAATGGAGAGAAAGCACTAACCACAAGGGCTGAGCAAAGTGTAATAAGTGCAAGCCATGAGCAGATTGTATCCGGGGATATGGATGAAAAACTCATGAAACAACTACGGAAATACCGAAGACTTGGGGGGGAGATCAAGATCAAAAGGATGGTGGCTTATGTGAATCATTGCGGGGATATACAGACATTTATAGATCGGTGTTGGGAAGAGTTGGGGGTAAGATTTACTGATGTTATTATAGACTATGCTGATCTTATGGCCGCACTATCCGGGAAGACCGATGAGTTTGGTAGAATCAGTGATGCCTACGTAGATATAAAAAATCTATTGGAAAAGAATAAATTCAAATCGGGGTGGACATTTTCCCATGTGAAGAAGGAAGCGAAGGTTAGGAGAGGTACAAAGTATATACAGGAGGACCTTGCAAAATGTATTGATAAGATGAGGCATGCTGACGCTGCATTGGGACTACAGGAAAATGATGATGAGAAGGAACAGGGGGTAATGAGGTTAGAGATTATGGATCAGAGACAAGGTAAACCTGATGGATCAATGTATTTCTGGGTTGATTTAAATACTCAGAAAGCCAAAGAATTTTCGAAAAGCCAGATAAAGGAAATCAGGGCTCAATTAGCATCTGATAAAAAACTAAAAAGAGAAAAGGTAAGTGACCTATGAACTCAAAATACACGAAGGCAGTAAGGGGAAAACTCTATAAATATTTCAAACAACGATTGGGGATCAAGAGCTCCACGAAGGGATGGTATAGAAGTGACTGTCCATACTGTGGAGGAACATATACATTTGGGATAAATTTTGGTAAATATAGAAGCCATTGTTTCAAATGTGGAGAAACAACCAATCCAGTCCAGACCCTGATGTTTATGCAGGACCTAAAGGAATACAATGAAGCCTGGAAATTCCTATCCCTTGAGCAAGAATTTGAAGAATACGAGGACGATAAGGCTGCTCCCAGATTAGAAAGAAAGGAGGTTATACTTCCGGAATCCTTTAGGCTTATATCTATTGCACACGGACTCCTGGGAAAAGCTGCCCAAAGATACATAGTAAAGAAAAGAAAGTTTAACCTATTAGACCTCTCCATGCGGGGGGTCGGTTACTGTTTGGAGGGGGAATACTCGGGATACATCGTATTTCCCTTTTATGAGCAAACTAAACTAACCTTCTTTCAGGGAAGAAAATTTATGGGGGGAGGTCCTAAGATGAAGAATCCCGAGAATGAAAGATTTGGTATAGGAAAGACCGAGATAATATATAACTCGGATGCTATGTATATATACAGTAAAATAAACCTAGTAGAATCCATTACTAATGCCCTAACATTGGGAGATAACACTATAGCAATCCTGGGTAAAATGATCTCCCCATACCAACTAGACTTGATCCTTAATAGCCCATGTACTCATGTGACTATCATCTTGGATTCGGATGCATTACTAGAGGCATATAAATTAGCAATGAAGTTAGTTCAGTATAAAAAGGTAAAAGTAGTGAGGATGCCAAAGGATCAGGATGTGAATGATATAGGTAGAAAGGCTACTAGAAAATTAATAAAAGAAACGGATTGGGGTACACATGCATATTTCTTTAAACAAAAATTAAATGCCTAAACGAACACCTTCCCTGCATATTAGTGAAAATGACCTAGCTGAGATTCTGGCAGATACTTTCACAGAGGATAGCCCTTTTGAGTTTGAGGCTAAAGATATGGATAAATTAGCCAGGACAATTCTTTTGAAGGCTAAAACTAAATCCGTGGCTGGAAGGTCCATTGTTGCTACTAATCAGGTAATGCATAAAAAGGCAGAGAAGATAAGGACATCGGGAAGATCAGAAGCAGGAGTATTTGCCCAGCTTCTTTTATTAACCCGAAGAAAGGCGCATCATAGGGGAATAAAATTAATAGAACCTTTCTCAAAGGAGTGGCCGCAATTAAAGGAAGTATGCAAATTAGCCACTGAGTTTTGTAATGAATTTGGCATATCCATTAAGGAAGGATACAAAGCATACCTGGAAATTGCAGTGAAGATGATGAAGAACTTTACCCTGAATAAATTCCAATCCTTGCATCAAGCAATATGTACCCATTACGAATCCACAGAGGAAATTAAATCAGATAGAAACCCCGAGAAAACTAAGGAGCTCTACATATTCTACATCAAGATGATTAATGAAAAAGTTGGATGGGATTATAACGATTATGAAAGTAATCCCGAGAAGTATGTATGTTTTGTGAGAGCTTCTGCAAATGCCATAAAGATAGGCGTATCTCATAAAACATATATAAAAGCCCAATTTGCGGGATTGGAATTCGGAGAGAAACAAAATATCCCGGACCCTTTACAGCTATATGGTGACAAAGCAATCCAAAGGGTCCGTAAATATTGCTTTAATAATGATATCTCTATTCAACAGGCTAAGGGCCTTGACTTTAAAAAGATAAAAAATGCCAGCAAAGCTTAGATTATTAATCGATAACAATAAATCCCGTATAGTGGGCAAAAGAAAAACAATCCATAAGCTACACACTCACCCGAAACTTAGATTAAAACACCCAAAGTATTTTTTCTCAGTGGCTTGGAGGAGAAGGCAGTGGGATGGGTATGTTAAATATGTAACTGAAACCGGGTCATTTTCAACTGGATTATTAAACCAGGTGATTGATGTTTTGAAAGAGCAAAATATAAAATATGTCCTGGAAGATCAACGAACCCATTTCAAGGACATCCGGATGGTTAAAAGGCTTGGGGGGAAGGATGCAAGGCCATATCAATTGGAGGCCCTAAGAATGCTGATCAATAATGAATATGAAGGACTAAAATACATTCGGGGAATCCTGAATGAGGCGACTAATTCAGGAAAGAACCTTATTGCTGCTGGACTAATTAAATGTTTCTCCAATAAAAGAAGGTGGTTATTCCTTATTGATAATTCAGAGATATATGATCAGGCGATAGAGGAACTCCAGGAACTTTTACCCGATGAATCAATCGGGTATTACCGGGGTAAAAAGATAAAATGGGAAAGGATCATGGTATGTATGGTTCAATCCTTGGGTAATGGTACAAAGATTCGAACAGTGCAGAAGTGGCTGCAGGGAGTAGACGGAGTGATAGTGGATGAGTGTGATACGACTATGCCAAAGAAACCTTGCAAGAAGATACTCACCTACTGCCATGAAGCACCCATTAGGGTGGGTCTATCCGGAACTCCATTATGCTCCAAAGATAAAACTCGTAACCAGGAGATACTTGCCTTCTTTGGACCCATCATCCATACCACCACCAATAAGCAATTGGTGGAATGGGGATACTCTTCCAAACCCCATATCACTATAATTGAAGGGAATACTGAGCATAGGTATCCAGGTGATTATAATATGGAATATCAAAAGGGTATTATAAAAAACAAGAAAAGGAACAAGAAGATATGGAGGCGAGTTGCGAAGAGAATTAAACAGGAACGTAGTCCAGTTCTAATCCTTATAAAGAATCATGCACATATCAAGTATTTAATGGAGACTTGTCCTGCCGAGATTCAGGATAACTATACTATTAAGTCAGTGCATCATGAAACTCCCAATAGAAAAGCAATATTTGCCGCCTTTAAAAAAGGGAAGATACCTATTCTTATATCGTCCATGATTATCAGAAGGGGTAAGAACTTACCATTGATACGATATCTTTGCAATGCTGCCGGGGGAGATTCGGAGGCCAATGTATTGCAGATATTAGGGAGGTCTTTAAGGAAAGAGGCAGGGGTAAAAGAAGAAGTATGGTTGGACGATTTTTGGGACATAGGAAAATACCTAAGAAGGCATTCTTTCCATAGGGTCCAGTACTATAAAAAACAGGGCTTTCCGGTAAAGGAGCTATATAAAAAATGATACTATTTTATTAATATGGGAATCAAAAGAAAACCAAGAAAGACCATGAGCAAACAAGGAATAGACCTATTAAAACCCGTAACGGTAGAAATGCTTGGAACGGAAGCCGATCCCTGCTTTGGCAAATTTTTAGACCCCAGGACTCCCGAATGTTCCCGATGTGGAGACTCCGAACTATGTGCAATAAAGATGGCACAGAATAATAAATTGCTATCCGAAAAAGCCCATAGCAAGGGAGCATTTAAAGACCTTGAGCCCGAAGAGCTTGCCGATCCTAAGACGATCAAGAAGAAGGTAAGGCTAAGGATCAAGGAACTTATCAGATTAAAATCCCGGGACATGGACTTCGTGGTAGATGACGTGCATAATATATACGTTATGCATGGGTGGACTAAGGCAAGGATAAAGAAATATATCTTTACCTTGATAGAAACCAAGGACTGGATTTCCAAAAAAGGTAACCTACTTAAATTTCATAAAAAATGAGTGAGATTCATCAACCACCGACCTACAGAACGCTGCAGGAAATGTTTGCCAAGCAGCGTTTAATCCTTTCCGAGTATAAGATCAGAGAAGATTTACCTGAATGGCCATGGGACCTTCAAACCAAAAGAGCCCAAGTTCTCCTAAAGAGATTTGCCTACCGTTTGATGGAGGAATTGGGGGAGGCCTCTGAACAACTAACACTTGCTAATGAATATATATCCAGCAACCAGGCTGAAAAGGCAGAGCAATGTATTGAGCAATATAATGAGGAGTTAGCAGATGCCTGGCATTTCTTCCTGGAAATACTGATATTCTCAGGAATGGATGAGACTGGTATTGAGCTATGGGTAAGGCGAAAGAGGGCAGAAAACGGTATATTTGAATCGACTCTTAATGGTGATAACCTTCTAAAAGGCTTACTGGTATTTGCTCAGTACCAAAATTACTCTGAAGGTTATATCCGGAAGAAAAGGGATGAATTCGTTATATTTGCTGAACCCGAAGTATTCACTGAGAATCCACAGGATATGGGCGGAAGAAGTATTAATGAAAAGGCATTGGGAATCCATGACCAATTCTTTTGGGCAATCGGGAGGCAGATTATGACCGCAATGAATCAATTAAAGATCAGAGACTGGCACACAAGAGAAGAGAAGACAGTGAACCTCATAAAATATAATGAGGCAATGATGGAGGCTTTTATATTTTTTATCCGCCTCATGGACTATACCCAAAAAACGGAATTAAGCATTTATAACTCCTATATGATCAAAAATGCGATCAATTGGGAGAGACTCCAAACACAATAGAATGAAACAAACGTATGAGGACATAATCATAGGTATCCTATTGGAAGCTGATAGGCCAATGAGAGCAAGAGATTTAATATCTGAGTTTAGGTATCATTTTAATCCAGCAATTAAGCCGGGAACTATAAGGCAAACTTTAATGATTGCCCGATATAAAAGTTTATTATGCCTTGTCAAGTTGGACGGTTTTCCAGGATTCTATTGTTTACCCTCATGGTTTCAAGGTCCATGGCTAAAGGAAAATTACAAACAGAAAATATATGAAGGCAAACGAATTTCATTTCAGAAACCTGCAGGAAGCATGGGACGGCCTGCATGATTACATGTTCAATAAGGAAAAACTTATAAGAAAAAAAGGGGGAGGCACATATGGATCAGAGCTCGTTCAATACGATAATATCATCCACTGCAAAGAAGCCCGGATTGATAAAAACTTCAACTTCGGAAGGGTCATTGGCTATACATACAAGAAATGGACAAAATTGCTCAGCAATTACGTCAACTTTAATTACCTTGACCTGGTGCGATCCGAAATTAGAGCTAGAGAAGTTAAGCGAAGCAATAATTATAATTACACCTACCATTTCGATAACTCACACGGTTCAGGTAAAGACTGCCTTATTAGCCTAACATTTACTCGACGGAAGGGATACGACCGTCCTGTTCTTATCTGGACTACTAGAGCTTCAGAGATTACAAAACGACTTATCTTCGACTTCTTGCTTATTCAAAGAATCGCTGAGTACGTTTATGGCAGAAAACAACGTTGCGAAGTTATATGTTTCATTCCGTTCATGTTTATTAATCTTGAATGCAGTCTCATGTACCTTTCCGATAGAGGATTACATAAGGTCCTTCGTAAGGGAAAGAATGGGGATTACTCAGATTACCAAAAAAGATTGATTGAAAGGCACAGGAAATTTAATGAAACTCCCCTGGATAAAATAAAGTATAGAGTTCATAAGAGAGCTGCTGCCCAGGTGCAGAGAAAAGAGGACGGCACTCCAGTGGCAAATGTGAAAGATTGCTTTGCCCATGAACTTAAATTTCAGCCAACTCCCACCAAGAAATTAAAGGAAAGGGACATCGCTATTTTGGATATGGAGTTGGACCAATAATACTAATCTATCTTATGCATCCCTTTATCTATTCCGATTTTAATTCAGCAATCAATCAAATTGCCTCGCATCTATACTTTAATGGTTACCCAGTTAAGACAGGTACATGGCAGGCAAAAGAAAATCCTCCGGAATTCCATGAGGTATTAAATACCTCATTTTCTGTTTATATTCCCCCCAAAAGAGATCAATGGGTTAAACAGATCAAACCAAATATACCCTGGGCTGATGATCATTTCAATGAAAGAGTTGGTGGAGAGCCTTTAAATCCCGGAGAGCAATATAAGAATTGGCCTTGGTATAAAAATAATCCCAGTAATGATATTCACCGTACAGCTAAGGGAAGATTCTCTCACACTTACATGGAAAGGATATGGTGTAAACAGGCAGGAGAAGGATTAGCAGTACCGGAAGATTGGATGTTTGGCATAAGATATAACTATGGGGATTTTATGGACCTGGTTAGATTGATGGCAAAGGACCCCTACACAAGGCAGGCATTTCTTCCTATATGGTTTCCCGAAGATACTGGGGCAGTATCAGATCAAAGAGTGCCATGCACTCTGGGATACCATTTTATATTACGGGAAGAGCGGATGCATGTAGTGTATTATATTCGGTCATGCGATTTCTTCAGGCATTTTAGGGATGATATATATCTATGCTTGAGGAAGGTGGAATGGCTGTTGGAGCAGTTGAGGGTATTGGACGGGTTCTGGAAGGACATACAGTACGGGACATTTACCATGCACATTACATCCCTCCATATCTTTGCAAAAGAAAGAAACCTATTAATTTTATAATATGGGTATAGCAATTGAACACTGGGGGGAAAGACCTTCAAGGCATGAAATTAACATGGCAATGGCAGAAGTCATTGCCCTAAGAGGAACATGCATCCGGAAACAAGTAGGGTGCGTAATAGTAACTGAAAATAATAGACCCATATCCAGTGGGTATAATGGTTCAGTTATAAAGGGGAAACACTGCGGAGAACTGGAATGTAAGATCGAAGAGAAATGTACCCACTCTATTCATGCTGAACAGAATGCTATTTCATATGCCGCTAAAGAGGGGATTGCTTTGGAAGGATCAACTCTATATTGCACTACTGCCCCATGCTATATCTGTGCAAAGATGATCTATCAGGCAGGAATAGTCCGGGTATATTACACCCATGCCTACACCGATGATCTTGGAATAAACCTATTAAAGGAATTGGGAATACCCATAATACAATTAATCTAATGAGTGCCTTAAAGATAATTGAACATCCATATGAGGTGGAGGAATTAATCCATCATTGCTATACTACCAAGGCCGCATCTATAGATTACGAGACAAGCAGCTTCAACTTCTTCAATGTAGGAAGAGGCGATTATCCCTTGATGATAAGCTGTTCCTTTCAGCCTGGAAGTTCTTGGGTGTTACCAATGGGTCATAAGGAGTCTCCATTCAAAAAGACTTGGCCAAGACTATTCAGGAAATTTGCCAAGGAAGTACTGGAAAACTATTTAATCGCAAAGATTGCCTGGAACCTTAAGTTCGAATATAAATGGACTTTGGCCCTGGGATATAAGATGAAGGGTATTCTAAAGGATGCCATGCTTGCCAAGTATATATTGGATGAAGAAAGACCCCATGATCTAAAAGATTTTGCGGCTAAGTTTTATCCCCAATATGCAGGATACGAAGATGAGATGAACCCCCCGGGAAAAAAGAAATTAGCGTGGCCGGATAAACCATTCCTGCCCATGTGCAAATACTGTGGTATTGACTCGGATATAACCCATAGAGGGATGGTTATAATGGAACCAAAATTAATCAAGCATGGTTTCTATCCCCTTTTCAGGAACCTTTTAATGATGGCAACAAGGGTATTGGGAGAGGCGGAGTATCGGGGAATCCTGACTGATAAATCTTACCTTGAGGATTTGATGGGAATTTATAAATTGAAGTTGGAGAAATCCAATGATGGAATCCTAAAGGACCCCAAGGTCTTCAAGTTTGAACGAGCAAAGAAAAAGGATCATGTCCAAAAGTTGATAGATAAGATCGAACTAGAGATCGCAGGAATAGAGGAAGAACAACCCAAGAATATTGATAAATTGATTGCAAATAGGGAGGCAAAATTAAAGAGGATATTGGAAGGTGATCTAAGGGGTAAGAAAGAAATATATGCGGGCTTCAATCCCAATTCCACCCAGCAGTTGGTGGAATTTTTATTTACTCATAAGAGGGGATTAAGAATAAAACCCACGAATAAAACCGAGACTGGGAATTGGTCTACGGATGAAGACACTCTACTTGCATTAAAAAAGAAAGATAAAACCGGATTCATTCCCAAACTCCTAGACCACCGAGCTCTGGTTAAATTAGACTCTACCTATATCTCTGGTGTATATCCATTACTTGACATAAATAATTACATCCATGCCGGATTCAAAATCCACGGGACTGTTACTGGGCGTCTGTCCTGTAGTGATCCTAACCTCCAAAATATCCCAAGAGACACTACCTCTAGCGATATTAAGAAAATGTTTATTCCACCACCGGGTTTTGTCCTCCTTGAGGTTGACTACGGACAGGCGGAACTTAGGGTTGTTGCCGAATTATCTGGTGATAAGAATCTTATTGAAATCTTTAGAAAGGGCTATAATGTTCACGTGGCCACTGCCTGCAGAATCAACGGGGGAATAGAACAATACGATAAGGTAAAGGCAATTATAAAGATAGGTGATAATATGTCCGGCGAGGAACTTGCTAAACCGGAGAATAAGGAAATCCTTTTCTGGCTTAAACAAAAGAAAAGAGCCAAATCCCTTAACTTCTCTATCCTATATGGGCAAGGGGATGAGGCAATGGCAGAGGAGTTGGAATGTACAGAGAATGAAGCAAGGCAATTTAGGGATGAATGGTTTGATCAGTTCCCCGGAGTAAAGAGATGGATGAAAAAGATTGTGAAATTCTGCCATACTAATGGATATGTACCCAATATGTTTGGAAGGAAGAGAAGGTTATACGATATACATTCTGATAGGTATGGGTTAATGAAGAAAGCTGAAAGAGATGCGGTAAATTCTCCCATACAAGGTGCCTCATCAGATTTTGGGTTATTCTCCTTAGTGATCATCCGGGGAATGATCCTATGCGGGAAACTCCCAGTGGATATGCAATTAGCCTACACGGTGCATGATTCTTTGGGGTATTACGTAAGGCCAAAAGATATACATAAAGTGGTACCCATTATATCCAAGATATGCCAGAACCCACAGACCCAGAAATACTTTGGGTTTGAATTGAAACATGTGGCAATGAAGGTTAGTCCAGAAATCGGATTAGAAAGCTGGGGCGATCTTAATGAGTATCACGAAGACACCAACTACGTTAAACTCTATAGACGGAGGGCATCTTTATAGATTATCCCGATGATGAACAAGAAGCATCCAAACTATGTACTAAAACCTTGACTGAGGTAATGGAATCCTATGGAGCCTACGTTTTAAATGTAAAAGACCTATGATGGAAGAAAGTCAAATGAAGGTATCTACCTTTATCATTTTAGTGTATCCGGATTTAGATACGGGGAGAGCTTATTGGGGAGTGTTCCGCCAATATGGGGGGAATGTATTAGATTGGAAATTAGCCGAAGGATGGTTTATATATTGGGAAGGATTAAGTGATGAAGCCCAGGATGAATTAAAGGAAGAAATCTTAACACAAGTATTTATTGATAACGAAATAATGAAATTACCATGAAAATTGTATTATGTGGTCCGTCAGGATCAGGAAAGACCACTCTTGCCAAGGCAATTGCAAAGGAATTAGGTTTTAATTTTCAGGAAAACTCTGCGGGGTTAATCCTGGATAAAGATGTAAAGGAGGGATTCGTAAGGGATCATGGTTATGCTGGGATTGCAGGCCAAAGGGATGTTATAAATCTATCCCACAGTAGACCCTCCTTTGGGTTGGAATTCCAGCAACAGATCATGAAGGCAAGGCATAAACTTGCAAAGCAAGAAGGTGACTGGGTTTATGATAGGTCATCAATTGATCCATTGGCCTATTTCCTCAATCAATGCGTACACAATCATTCAGAGGATGAATGCCAAAAGATGATTGCAAATGCACGATTGGGTATGCAGGGTATAGACATTGTAATTCGGGTACCTTTGCAGAATCCAGAAAAAACCATAGAAGATGATGGATCAAGGGTGGCTAATTACTACTTTCAAAGAAAGATGGATTGGTTATTCGATCTTGCACTTAATTTTATGGCAGAGCCCAATGTAAAGAGGCCCTATAGGCTTTGGACTGTGCCCACCTGGAACTGGGATCAGAGACTTGAATGGTCCGTTAGGACAATTAAGCAATATATCAAAGACCCATCATTATAAAATACTATTATAAGATCATGGGTAAAATCCAAAAATATTATAAGTCATCTATCAACATCCTATCCATTCAGTATGGGAAAGAACATATTACCCTCAACATTGCTCAAGAGGCAAAAATCAAGGAGGACAATATTGAGGATGAGATCAAGAGGCAGCCCGCAAGTTATGCCTTCCTATTCATGCTTCATAAAAAATTGCTCACAGAATTCGAACGCCTTAAGCTCAGGAGAAAATCCATTTATGGTATCTTGCTTGCAGAAGCTAAACGACGAACTAATTCGGCCGGCAGACCATTATCGGATAATGATGCAAAGGCGTGGGTTGAATCTCATAGGAAATATATAAGAATCTCCGAGCGATGTATTGAAGCAAGGGATCAGGCTGACCAGGTTCAGGCGGCAGTTAAATCATTCGAGCAAAAGAAAGACCTGATCCAATCCTTATCCGCCAATCTAAGAAACGAGAGAGTTTAACCTATAAAATTTAATAAATGGCTAAGAAGTCTTTAAAAGAGCGACTGCTCGAGAAACAAAAGAAACTAAAAGAAAACTCTGCCGGATTTAAGTTCTTCCGGGTATCAGAGGGTAAATCAAGGTTCCGTATATTATCCGCTGGGGAGGAAGTAGATTGGGCAATAGAGGCTACAGTGTTTTATTTGGGGAAAGAGATAGGATACGTGGTATCTCCAGTGACATTTGATGGCAAATGCGCAATAATGAATACTTACAATGAATTGGCCGACTCCAAAAAGGAATCCGATAGGAAGTTTGCCAAGACATTTAAACCTGGTAAGAAATTCTTTACTGCTGCCGGAAAATATAAGGATGAGAAGGGAGCAGAACCCATGACTGACGGCGAAAGCAAGGGTATTAAATTATTAATGCTTGCCACCGGTCAATACAATGATATGATTGATCTTTGGACGGATGATGAAGAGGCTGGGGACTTTACTCATCCCTTGGAAGGATATGATCTGAAGATGGGTAGGACCGGTAAGAGCAAGAATGATACCGAGTATTCAGTAAGACCCTGCAAACCCACTAAGGCACCCAAGCAATGGAGGAAGGAAGTAAACCTTGAGGAAATGCTTAAGGCCATTATTCCATCCTACAAGGAGACCAAAGAACTCATGGAGAAATTCCTTAACCTTGAACCTGAAGAGGAAGAGGATGATTCAAAAAGCTCCAAGAAGAAAAAGAAGTCCGGTAAAAAAGGTGATCTTTAAACCATAAATTATGATAGGTAAAAAGAAAAAACAGGCAGGGGTACTATTGCCCCTGTCTGCTTTAAGAAAAAGGTATCCCGATTCTAATTTGGCATCGGTAATTGCATTCGATGAGGAAGAAACTCTAAAGATACCATTCAATGTCCTGGCATTAAACTACCAGATATGTGGGGGTCTTCCCTATGGAAAAATCCTGGAAGGATTCGGAGAAGAATCCACTGGGAAGACTTTATTGGGTATTGATCTGGCAAAATCAGTCATTGCCCTGGGGGGTATCGTTCTTTGGGGTGATCATGAGGCATCATGGACTAATGACTGGGCATTAAAGAATGGACTGGACCTTACCAAGATAGAACTCCTGAAGGATGAGAATGAGATAGAGACTGTGTCCGATTGGTTGGGGGATATGATAGTGTATTATCGTTCCATTCTTACTAATAATGAACCCATCCTATATATCGGAGACTCAATAGCAGCCTTTGAAACCAAAGAGACCATGGAGGTAGCAGAGAGTGATCCATCTGGTAATATGGGTATGGGTAGAAGCAAGGCAATATATAAGATGCTTCGTAAAAGGCGGAAGATGTTTGCCAAGTATGGAGTATCTGCCTATTTCATCAACCAATTAAGGAAGAAGATTGGTGCAACCAAATGGGAGGACCCAGATACCACACCAGGTGGGGCAGCAATGAAATACTATGCAGACATCCGGATAGGTTTATACCGGGGTAAGAAGATTCTGAATGCTAAAGAAAAGAAGGTAGGCCAGAAGGTACATATTCGGGTAAAGAAAAATAAGGTGGGACCTCCCAGGGATAGCATAGAGGTAAAAGTTCTGTTCAAAAAGACCAAGGGCAATATCGGCTATGATAAATACTATGGCCTTGGAGAGGCTCTATTGGAATGTGAAACTATCACTAAGAAAGGAAGGGGTTACTTTTTTAATGGGAAAAAGATTTCTATAGTGGATAAGGAGAATATGCATTTACTAAAGGCCATAGCTTCTAATGATGAGCTTAGAGCAGAGTTGATCGCTGCTTCTCCGATCAATACCCTATCCAAGACACGAAAGAAGATTGCTGCCTTATCAAAGAATCTTTATCCGGTAAAAATTAAAACCAAAAAGAATGCCGAGGAAGAATAAATCCATTCCCCAGGGAGTAACCGCCACTTCAAAGAGGATGGAGGACCTTCTACCAAAGAAGAAACATGACACGAACACTCCATTGGCCATGATAATTGATGGTATGGGTCTGGTATATGCAGCATATATGTCGAAGGGATTGGGGAAACTTTCTTTTAAAGGAAAGAATACCTCAATACTTTTTGGTGTACCGCAGATGATTAAGTCGGCAATGCAAAGATATAAACCAGAAAAGGTAGTGGTATGCTGGGACGGAGATAGACACCCAAAGAGACTTCAACTATTGCCCGAATATAAGGGTCACAGGGATAAGAAAAGGGACCCCGAAGAGAGGAAGAAATTCCTAAAGGATGTGAAGAGATTAAGGCGACTTCTCTTCTATATGGGAATCCCACAAGCGCATGATAAGGAGGTGGAAGGGGATGACATGGTTTATTTCGTAAATAAGAGACTGTCCAAGATATATAGGACCCTTATCGTATCAGGGGATAAAGACTTTCATCAATTAATTAACCATGATACCAGTGTATTTAACCCAAGAACAAATGAGCCGTTTAGTACATTCGCTTTCAAGGGAGTTTACCCCGTAGAAGTACCCCAGTTTGTAGATTACCTTTGTTTGGTCGGGGATAAATCCGACGACATCCCCGGAATCGACGGCATTGGACCTGCAAGAGCCGGAAAATTCTTTGAAAGATTCTATACCATCAAAGATTATCTTAAATCTAAAGCCGATTACCCCGGGATCAGTGACAAAGATAACCTTCGAGCCATCTATAAAAGAAACCGAAGGTTAATAGACCTTAAATTCTTTTGTGAAAGATACTACCCGGAAAACTACACACCCAAATGGTATAAGGAGGATGAATTACCTTCATTTAACCATGAGGAATACATCCTAATGTGCCAGAAGTATAACCTTAAAACAATGGTATTTCCAAAATTTATAGACATTTTTAAAAAGTAGAATATGGCATATACAGAGTTGACTTTTAAAGAAGGCAGAGAGTTCATGGATAAATTAAATGCCATGAATGAAAAAAGTATGGGACTGCCCGTAATTGAGAGGACTAGGTTATGGTATGAAAATACCCTAAGAGCTATCCTTCGGGAAACTGGGCATGGATTAGAAAATTTAAAGTTTATTGTAGAGTTTACCGATGATGATAAAATAAGGTCAGTGGGCTGTGATGAATTCTCTAACTTTGCCTTATTAGGAATTAATTATACTTTAAAACAATACAATGAGCAAAGATAACTTAATTGCTATTGCTTTTTCCGATCTTCATTGCTATAAGTTCAACCTATTCAATAAGGATAACTCAAGACTTAATTGGACTCTAACCGCCTTTGAATGTATTGCAAGAACAGCAGCAAGGCATAAGGTACCATTATTATTTTGTGGTGATCTATTTCATACTCCTGCTTCAGTAGAGAATGAGACTCTGGGGTTAATGATTAATTCATATATGCTTCATGTAGAGCAAACCCATACGCCATTCTTTGCTATATCCGGGAACCACGACCTATGCCAAAAGAATTCATTAGACCATAAAAGTCCATCATACCTAGATATATTTTTTGAAGTGTTCACCACATTTAAATTTCTTGATCCGGGTTTGCCCTTTCCGATATCGCAGGGGTTTAAGATAGTAGCTTGGGTATGGGGCATACCTTATATGAACAATGATGCCGATATAAAGAAAAAGGTGAAGCAATTAAAAAAGGATGTAAAGGAAGATAAATATAAGGGGGCTAAAAAAATCCTTATGCTTCACACGGATTGTCCAGGTGCATTGAATGATGAGGATATAGAGGTGGGGGAATGTGAATCAATGCCCTCAGGAAAGAAGCACTTGGCTAAATTTTTTGAGGACTGGGATTTGGTATTATTTGGGCATATTCATAAGCCCCAACAATTATTCAAACATGGGTATATGCTGGGCTCCCCTATCCATCAGGTTTCTAATGATAAGGCAGAAATGGGTTACTGGAAAATTTTTAACGACCGGGCCCCCCAATTTATAGGTCTCGCGAATATATTTCCCAGATTCAGGAAATTGGTACCCGGAGAGGTTCCGGATAATGAGAAGGATTATTTCATTATGCCAGATGATCAAGGATTGGTGGAAGAGGTGGAAAAGGGAGATTTTGACCTATCCCACTCCCGAACAAAATTGGCAAAAAGGTATATGAAGGTAAAAGGCATAAAAGACAAAAAGAAAAAGGCCGCATTAATTAATATTTTAAATCAAGTAGAATGAAAGCAGAAGCAATGTTGGAAAAAAAGTCCTGGGATGAATTCCGGAAAACCGGAATGCTGTGGTTTGTAAATAGGATATTGCATGTATTCGGTTGGGCAATAGTTGCAGAAATGATGCCTGCTCCACCAGAGGGAACCCATGATGAAGTAGTAACAGTATATCCTGCAAGAACCCGATTCAGGGGGTTTGGTGAGAAACAGGAGGAAGACGGATTCAAGGCAATATCCAAATTCATGGAAGAAAACGCTAAGGATTTAAACGAAGAGGCAAATGGCTAAGATTATTAAAATACACATTGAAGGTTTTGGATCAGTTTTAGGGAAGATCAAGTATAAATTTGATCGTCCTGGAATCTCTTTAATACTCGGAAAAAATGGAGCTGGAAAAACAACCATATTTAATGCCCTTTCCTGGTGCCTTTATGGAAAGTTACTTAAACCTGATTCAACTGTTCTACCATGGGGGCATATTATCCCCGAATCCTTCAGGGGTTGTAGGGTTGAAGTTGAGTTGGATGGAGGAACCAGGATTATACGCTGTAATGATTTTAGAGACAAGGTTGCCGGAAAAAAAGGAGGAAACCGATTGGTCATTATACGGGATGATGGGAAAGAAGACCGAACCCTTCGAAATAAATCCGACGTTCAAAAATCTATTGACGGTTTGGTTGGATATTCCTTCCAACTCTTCAAATCAACTGTCCTCTTCGCCCAAGAATTGCCCTCTCTTATCGACGATGACGGACCCACTAGAAAACGAACATTCGATGAGGCTTTCGAATCCGCT